TGACTAAGTTGTTGATTTATAAGGGTTTTTGCTTAGTTTTTTTAGTTTTACATAGTAAAAATAACAAGAAAACCGCTACAGCCCAATGAATACGCACCTTATACTTAGTAAAGCAAAAACACATCGTTCGTTATAACTAAAAGTTATGTGAATAAATGTTTACAAGTGGCCCTCCTTGATATACATTCCTAACTCACATTCACGCAGAGCAAACGACAATGTTAAGCAAAGATGAAATCGTAAAACGGCTACAGGATAGAAACTTGTCCAAGGTTGCCGAGGCGGTCGGATTAACCCGTGCCGCTGTCAGCAAAATAGCCCGTGGTGATTCGGTAAAACCAAGCCATGATCTGATCGAAAAATTATCAACCTATCTTGAATGCGAGCATGAAAGTAGGTACAACAATGTTTAATCGAACTCTAAGCCACGCAGACTATCTCGACGCCAACATGAAAATTATGGCGCTGCACCCGGTTAAGAACGGATTGTGTGATTGTGGTGATATTCAATGTAAAGCGCTGTACAAGCACCCTCGTAGTCGCGGCTGGCAGTCCACCCCACACTGGAGTGACGAACAGATGGGCAACATGGAAAAATACGGATTCTTTGCAACAGGGTTTGGCGTGTTATGCCAGGGGTTCCTAATCATCGACATAGACCCACGCAATGGCGGTAACGAGGGCTATGCGAAACTGTGCAAAGACACTGACACCGATTACAAAAAAGAATCATCGTTCGTGGTTCGCACTGGCGGGGGTGGCTGGCATATTTATTTTAAAGCCCCTGAGGGTGCTGCGCTCAAATCTCACCTCCACGACTATGCCGGTATTGATTTTAAATCGAGCGGGTTCGTTGTTGGCTGTGGAAGTATGCATAAAAGCGGCACCCCTTACGAGGCCGAGAAAGGCCATCCTAGCGACATTAGCGATACCCCTACCCAGCTTATCAATAAGCTGATAAAAACCGACCAGCACCGCGCTATGCGCGAAGGAGTGGCCATAGACGTATCTGACAGCGAACTAGTCGACATGCTGAGCTGTGTTAGCCCTGATTGTGATTATGAAACGTGGGTTAAATGTGGTATGTCTGTGCACCATGCGACAGGGGGCGGCGGGTTCAATATTTGGGATAGCTGGAGCGCTAAAGGCAAGGGTTATGAAAGCGACCCCATGGAAAAGAAATGGCACTCATTTGGCAAGTCGGCCAACCCGGTAACATTAGGCACCCTGCTCTACCATGCTGAAAAAGGCGGTTATATCCAGCCGGTGACGTTCACCGATGATGCCGTGATGCCTACAACGCCTACTGACGACCTGGATAATATTGACCTTAACAGGCCGCCGGGTTTTGTGGGTGAAGTGGTGGAATGGATTAATAAGCAATCGCGGTTTCCACGTGAGCGGTTAGCGGTAGCGGCTGCGCTATCGAGCATTGGTAACGTGTGCGGCCTGCGCTATGAAGACGAGAGTTACGGCGTAACAGCTAACCAGTTTATATTTTGTGTGGCGGGTAGCGCCACAGGCAAAGAGGCCATCTTAAAATCATCGGCTGGCATTATGCGAGCGGCTGGCGTGATTGAAGCAGCCCACGGGTCGATCAAATCCGAGCAGGAAATAGTCAGGAACCTAACGGCGCACCAGGCGGCGTTTTACACTGTGGATGAAATAGGAATTGTGTTGACAAAAGTGGCGAACGCACAAAAAAGTGGCAGTGCAAGCTACCTGGAGGGTGTTATAGGTTTGTTAATGAGCGCCTACAGTAAGGCGAATGATTACCTTATGATAAGCGGTGATGTTCGGCGGGTAATGGAGGCCGATTTATCCCGTGACTTAAAAGCGTGCCGTAAAATAGTAGCTGCCAACGAAGACAAGGGCGGCTTTGTTGAGCGGAAAATACCGGCCATAGAGCGCCAATTGGCAACAATAGGTAGCGGTTTAGAAAAGCCGTTCTTGTCGCTGATAGGGTTCACGACGCCGGTAACGTTTTTTAACCTGGTGAATTATGAGCAATCAACAAACGGCTTTATTGGCCGGTCGCTAATATTCCATGATGTTGACACTAACCCGGCACCAAAGAAACGATTTAAAGCGGAACCAATGGCCGCCCCCATGAAAATGACACTGGCCAGCCTGTACAGCGGTGGCACCACGGTGCAGCCCGGTGCTCGAATAGAACACTATGGCGATAAAATAAAAGTGCCCACTACGCAGGATGCGGCAAAGCGCTTGGACGAGATAGAGGATTTTTTCTGGAGCTATAGTGAAGACAATAAAGTTACCGGCCTGGAGGCGATAAGCCGCAGGGCGTTCGAGCTGGTATTAAAAGTGTCGTTGGTATTGGCGGCACCCGAAGGCGTGCGAACCCTGGAGCATGTACAGTGGGCGTTTGCGACTGTGAAACGTGATATAGACGAAAAAATAAACCTAGCCGCTGCCAGTATGGCCACCGACGATAAGCGCCACGACGAGGTTTTGTTGCGGCGTATAATCTCGATGATTAACAAGCACCATGGTGAAACTACCGGAGTGGTCGTGAATAGAATGCGGAAATTCAAAAAAGAGGACGTTATAGCCGCAATCGCGATACTTAAACAGGACGGGAAAATAAAATCGATAGGAACAGGTAAATCAGAAAAATGGTACTTGGCATAACGCCACGCTCAATAAAATCACAATAGGATAAAAATAATGGCAACACCAACACATAACGAATTGCCAGCCGGGACGATAGGACAGCACGCCAATGCCCCAATAGGGGTTGAGTATTTCATCGACAACCTGTATTACAAAATAGGCGTGCATGGTAAGCCGTTTAAACATAACGGCCTAGAATGGACGCTAAGCAGTAAGAGCGTTGAGTTCATTGAGTGCCATAGCAGAATAGATAACTAACAAAAGTGTATAGCCGTATGGCTGTATTAACACGTAATTAGACCAGTTAGGAGAAAGTTAAAATGAAGGTTTTGCACCTTACATTAAAGAAGCAATGGTTTGATTTGATTGCTAGCGGTACTAAAAAAGAAGAATACAGGGAAATGAAACCCTATTGGCATAAGCGGCTTCTAAACAAAGGTTATGACACGATTAAATTTAGAAACGGCTACTCCAAAACTGCGCCAAGCATGACAGTTGAATGCAAAGGGTTAATGTCAGGGCTTGGAATAATTGAATGGGGCGCACCTGAAGCGCAGCCGGTGTATATATTGAAATTAGGTGAGGTGTTAGAAATTGGAAGTTGAACCGATAAGAACCGCAGAAGACAGAAAGCGAGTCTATGACTGGATGCTAGCGAATAGATCACCCAGAGAGGCCGAGTGTTTTATTATCGGCTGTAACGTGGCGTTACGCGCTGGTGATCTATTGAAAATAAAGTTTGACCAAATTGAACAAGGTCAAAAGAAGATTGTAATTAATGAGCAAAAAACGGGTAAGCGTAGAGAGATAATCATAACGCCAATTATTCTTAAATCAGTTGCTAGGTTGAGGGCTTATTATTCAGGCTTTAAGCCGTACAAGGCAAAAGATTTTAACCCTGAATACTTATTTCAATCGACCAGTAGACGCGCTTTCCACTTATGCCAGCCTATTTGCATACAGTGGTTAGGCTTGGCATTTAAGGATTGTCAGAAGGACTTAGGCATTGATTACAACATCAACACCCATTCAATGCGTAAGACGTGGGGCTACAACGCTTACACAAACGATGCTGATTTGAATTATATACAGGCCGCTTTAAACCACAAAGACCAGTACATGACGCTTAGATATATTGGGATAACCAAATCCAGTATTCAGCAATTATTTTTTGATAACACGCTAGATATAGCGTCATAACAAAATGACCATAACTGAGGGTTACATATGTTCAAGTTTAAAACATTTAAAACGACTGAAGAATTTGAAGATTGGCAAAAAAGTAACGAAGGCGTAAATATTTATCAATCCTCCCCTGTCGTTATGAATATGGGAGTGCAGCACGACGAAACAGACTGCTCAGCACAAGCCCAGGTAAGTGTAGGGCTGTTTGTTATGTATAAAATCTAACTCACCGGACGACCATAAAAGCGTCTTAGGGCGCTGTATTTAATTAATGTAAGGAATAAAACATGGTAAACCTAATGTTGTGCCGCCACCCATCAACAAAATATAAGTTAGTTGCATGGGCTATCGATTGTAAACACGGCCATGAACAAGGATTTATTCTTATGAAGTGCTGTAGCTATTGCGGCTCAATTATTAAGACACAATAATCTGTAAGGAGTGAAACATGAATTGCCCGCACTGTAATCACCACAAAACAAAAGTAACCGATAGCCGCAACCACCAATCTCACAGCAACGGGAAAGTTGAGCTAGATACAGTGGTGCGTTACCGCCGATGCCCTGAGTGTCATAAATCGTTTAAAACAATAGAGCAGCCAGTGGCGCTAGCCGTCGTTAGCGGCGACAAGCCAATCACTTAGCTTTTCAACAACCGTATAAGAGGTGTTACCAGCGCCATTAGCAACCCGGTATAGCGTCCCATACTCTATGCCGGTTTCACGGGCTACGTGGCGCAGGTTCATAGGTACTAGCCGCCTTTGTACTTCTGACAATCTTAGCAGGGTAATCATTTTTTTTGCCTTATTTATAAATAAAGTTAAATATATGCTTGCATTATACTATCGGAGCATATACTATTTCAACCGTTGAGAGAAAAAAGGAGGGCATATTATGTCTTTACTCGAACAGGTCGGCAAACCCGCAGACCGTCCAATAGTAGCCACAATCTGTGGTGATTCAGGTTTAGGTAAAACTACCTTAGCCGCAACATTTCCAGCCCCAATCGTTATCCGTGCAGAGGATGGTCTACAAGCTATCAGCGAAGACTTGCGCCCGGATGCTTTCCCAATGGTAGATGGCCCCGATTCTTTATGGGATCAAATACGCACACTGCTCAGCGAGGATCATAATTATAAAACGCTGATTATCGATAGCGTGACAGCTTTGGAGCGTATGTTTATACAAAGCGTTATTGATAGCGACAGCAAAAACCCCCGCACCATCAACCAAGCTTTAGGTGGTTATGGCGCTGGCTTGAACGCAGTGGCTACGATGCACCAGCGGTTACGTCAAGGCTGCGGAATGCTTAACACTCGTAAGGGTATGCACATTGTTTTCGTGGCGCACGCCGACACTGAGACAATTGAGCTGCCAGACAGCGACCCCTACACACGCTACAACCTACGGCTGGGCAAGAAAAGTGTTGCGCCCTATGTAGACGATAGCGACGTAGTAGGTTTTTTGAAGTTGCAGACATTCTATAAAGGCGATGGCGAACGTAAAAAAGCAACGTCAACGGGCGCACGCCTGCTGGTATGCCATGCTACCGCTGCGAATGTGAGCAAAAACCGATTCGGTATCGCCGAAGAACTGCTTTGTGAACAGAATAAAAACCCACTAAAACCATTTGTTAAATCATTAAATTAAAAGAGAAATAAATTATGTCAAATTTTTGGAACTTATCAGACAACACACAAGCCGAAGCAAAAACCAGTTTTAAAGCTGGCGGCTTTGACCCCATCCCAGCGGGCACCACTGTTACCGCAATGATCGACGAGGTTAAATGGGACGCATACGAGGGCGATGAGTATATCAATGCTAAATGGATCGTTGTTGACGGTGAGCATAAAGGGCGTCGCCTTTTTCAGAAAATCCGCGTTAAGGATAGCGACAAAACAAAGAGCGACAAGGCGTTACGCATGTTGGCGGCTATCGATACCAACAGTGGCGGCCAGTTAATGAAGATTGCCAGCGAGCCTACCGATAATGATTTAAGCGCATGCCTGGAGAACAAGCCAATGAAGTTGAAGTTGGCAGTTTACGATATTAATGACGACGGAGTTACGGTCGGCAACTGGGTTATGGCTGTTGACGCATTGAATAGTCCCACTGCTAACGTAAACCTTAACGAAGACGTAGGCTTCTAGCGTCCCCCTCGCCCCTATGGATGGGGGCATTTTTCAAATTAAATCAAGAGTGAATAAAAATGAAATTATTAAAAGCAGCAAGATTCGTAACATTCAATGGCAGCATATACAGCTCGCAGGAAAGCGAACACCGGAAGTGTCTGTTAGTGGCCAAAAAGCTCAACGAGTCAAAATTCGCGCAATATGTGAACAGCTTGGAGCTTGGCAAAAAAGAAGATAGCAGCGACTATACCAGCCATGACTACTACTCATGCAGCGGCCTAATGGTTAACGACAAAGAATATGAAGAGCTGCGCAATATTGGCGTTAGAGATTTATCTGTAAAAGGCATTTACCAGGATGGCTACGGCGCACTGGCCGAGACCATAATCATAGGTATTGCTTTAAACGCCTGTGCATACGCATTGGTTGGCCTAGCTCACTTTGCGGGGGTTTTGTAATGGAAACTCAAAGAACAAAAGAGTGGTTCGCAAAAAGACGGGGCCGGGTGACGGGCTCAAACGTAGGCGCAATACTAGGCTGCGACCCCTATCGTAAACCCAAAGACGTAATGCGGGCCATGGTTCGCGACCACCACGGTGCGGAGACTGAATTTAAAGGCAATGTGGCCACCGAGCATGGTGTTTTTTACGAGGACTACGCCCAAAATAGTTATGAGCTTGAGTATGATGTCACTGTAAAAGAAACAGGCTTCCACCCGTTTGACGAATGGCTAGGCGCAAGCCCCGACGGCTTGGTGGGTGATGACACCGTGCTTGAGATTAAATGCCCGTTTGGCAAGCGTAACGAGGCCAACCCTGTGTTTAAATGGTTAGCGGAAATGCCGCACTACTACGCACAAATTCAAATTGAAATGCTATGCACTGGCCGCACGAAATGCCATTTCTACCAATGGACAGCGCACGGTAACCAGCTAGAGATTGTTGGTGTAGACGATGAATGGCTTGATTTAAACCTGCCTATATTGCGTGCATTTTATGAGCAATTTTTGATTGAGTGTGAGAACCCCGACAAGTACCTGGGGGCCGAGGTTGCCATCATTGAGAACCGCGACCTGGCCGACAAATACCGCAACGCTAAAGAGCAGATGGAAAAATTCAAGGAGCTCATGGCTTACTATAAATCTGATTTGGTAATAGCAGCGGGTGGAGAGAAAGCCAGTATTGACGGGTTGCTGGTATACCCCATTGAGAAAAAGGGCAATATCGCCTATGCAAAGGTGGTGAAAGAGCATTTGCCCGACCTAGACCTGGAGCCGTACCGAGGCAAAGCTTCGACTAGCTGGGGGGTTAAGTGATGTTATTTCTTATATTCTTGGATTGGCGTTATAGGGATAAGTTTTGCGTAATAGTTGGATCGTCGCTTTGCATGGTTGCCGCAGATTGGGCCAGCGGTGTCGGCCTCACAAACGAGCAACTGTTCTTTTCCATAGCAGTAGCGGCTACCATGGCGGCTACCATAACCCCCATTAACGAGGGGTAGGCCAATGCTTAGAGATTATCAGCAAGCCGCCTTTGATAGGGTTATCGAGTGGGTTAGATTGTGCGTTGATCCATGCCTGATCGAGGCCGCTACAGGTGCGGGCAAGTCGCACATTGTCGCGGCTGTCGCCGAGTGGGTAACCGTCAATACCGGCAAAAGGGTTTTGTGCCTAGCGCCCTCTAAGGAGCTTACCGAACAAAACCACGAGAAATACCTGGCCACGGGCAACCCTGCCAGCTTTTACAGTGCCAGCATTGATAAAAGCCTTGTGCATGATGTTGTTTTCGGCACGCCGCAGACCGTTAAAAACAGCATAGATAAATTTTGCTCACGGTTTGCAGCGATTATTATCGACGAGGCCCACGGCATCACCCCCACCATTAAAGCCATTGTGGATGGCATCAAGTTAAAGAACCCAAAAGTCCGGGTGATAGGCTTGAGCGCCACGCCGTACCGTACCGGCGATGGTTACATTTACGCCTATGATGAGCATGGCAAGCCGGTCGAACAGGCAAAAAACCCGTTTTTTAATACATTGATTTATCGTATTACCGCTAACGAGCTAATCGATCAAGGGTATTTAACGCCCCCGGTAGCTCAAGAGCCGCAGGCGCACTATGACACCAGCGGGATAGTGAATTTCACGGCCAAGGAATCGGAGCAGGCATTCGAGGGTAAGGGCCGCAAAACCGCTGCGATTGTGAAACAGGTAGTCGAGCTATCCCGTGACCGAATGGGCGTTATTATATTCGCGGCCACCATCCGGCACGCCAAAGAAGTGCTAGAGTCCCTGCCATTGGGTGCCGAACTGGTGACGGGTAGCACGCCAAAAAAACAGCGAGAGGACATTATCAAGCGCTTTAAAGCACAGGGAATAAAGTACCTCGTTAACTGCTCAGTGCTAACGACCGGCTTTGATGCACCCCATATTGACGTTGTGGCCGTGCTACGGGCCACCGAAAGTCCGGGGTTATTCCAGCAAATAATTGGCCGTGGCCTGCGCTTATATGACGATAAAACCGACTGCCTTGTGCTGGACTATGCCGAGAATATCCAGCGCCATTGCCCGGGTGGTGATATTTTTAACCCTGAAATCAGGGCGCTACCCACACCAACCGGCGAGCATATCATTCACGCCCAATGCCCCGACTGTTTAATGGTCAATGATTTCAAGGGCCGCCCCAACCCGGACGAGCTACAGCATAACGCCGAGGGCTATTTCGTTGATCTTGATGGTGAGCCACTTGATTTACCAGCGCACTATGGTCGGCGGTGCCAGGGGCAAAACCTACTAGCGGGCCTCAATCAGCAATGCAGCTACCGCTGGACGCTAAAAGAGTGCCCGGACTGCCAGCATGAAAACGATATAGCAGCCCGCGACTGTGAGGGCTGCGGTGCCGAGATCATCGACCCCAACGAAAAGCTCAAGCTTGATTTTTACAAAATGAAATCAGACCCCTGCAGCATGACGACCGACAAGGTGCTGGGCTGGAAGGCTAAGAAGTGGAAAAGCAATGCAGGCAATGACACGCTAAAAGTCGACTTCACTACGGAGTACCGCACGTTTTCAGCCTGGTATATGCCTAGCAAGCAACGGCTATGGGCTGATTTGTGTATTGCATGCTTTGGCAAGGTCGCCCCAACAGTCGATGCGTTCGCCGGGGCGCTACGCCACGCCGCCATGCCTGAGACTGTCAGTGTTAAGCGTGACAAAACCAGTAAATTTTTTACAGTTTACGGACACAACAGGCCAGAATCTGCTTTACAATAGGGCACAAACTGTTAATATACACGCATACATTAAACAAAGGGCAAGGTTATGGACGATTTAGAGTTAGATGAGCTTTACGACGAAGCGCTACATAACCCCGATGCACAGGAGGCCACGCAAATAGCCAAGGCTGTAGGCAATGACAGCGACACGCTTAACGCTTTGATTGAAATGGCCGGGCTTGCCCGATGGGATGATGCAGAGTGTGACGATAGAGTAAAGAAAGTGCGCGACGATGTACGCCTGCAATCATTCCACAAGCTCATGTCGGCACTAGACGAGTATATAATTCGTGAAAATTAATCCGGCAATAAAAGCGTTTGGTGACCTGAGCTACCGGGGCAATTGCCCCACTGAGAACGCCGAACAGATTACCTTTTTTAATTACCTACGCAACAACTGGCCCGCCATTGGGGCCATAGCCATTCATATAAAAAACGAGGGCAAGCGAACGCACCACCAAGCGGCACGGGCGAAAGCCGAGGGCATGGTGGCCGGTGCCAGCGACATTATTATACCGGGTAGCCCTGCGTTTGTGTGCGAGCTGAAACGCCAGGATCATACACGCAGTCAGTGGCAGCCAAAACAACAAGAGTATTTATTAACAGCACAGCGGGCGGGCGCATTCGTTTGTGTAGCGTTCGGGTACAGGGCAGCATTGGAGGCGATAGAACAATGGCTAGACCTACTGCCTTAATCAAAGATGTACTATCAGGCCGCACCATGCTAAAAGACAGTAGCAGGGCTATACAGAGCGCCTGCGAGTTCCACTTTTACAAGGCAGCCAGGGCAGTGATGAGCCAGCCCGCCGGTAATAGAAAAGAAATGATTAACACTATACCTGCCAACCTGCACGACAGGATTAGGCATTACGCAAGGATGATCGGCAAATGAATGTATTTCAATCAGTAGCAGCCATGATAGCAATAGAGGTAATAATATTATGCTTGATCTTTTAGGGGCGAAATCACTAGGCCAAATGGACGACGATTATTACAAACGCCCAGTAGTAAATCCATTGGTACGCAGGATGGCAATGGGTGGGCCGCGAAAAGTTAGCACTCTGGAGGTTGTCGCAATACGCGATTATCACGATGAGCACTGGAGAAAGCCGAAAATGCTGGCCGCCTATTATGCGGAAATGGCACGGGTTCACGGTGTCACCAGCAAGTCAATTTCTAAAATAGCGAGGCGCGTCACTTATCGCGATATCCCATAGTGAAGGATGAGATAATAATTGCGCTGCTTATTTATTTTTATTGCCTTTCTGCGTGGCTTGAATATGGACAATAACAACAGGATTATAGCAGCGGCGGTTCTATCCATATTAATGGCATACACTGCCGCCGTATGGCCCGCGATGGTTGCTACAGGCAATTATAACGACGATGTAGCTAGAACCAGGAGAACCCGCCGCAGGGAGTCGTTTAGTCCAGTTCTTTACTAGGATTCGTGAACCGCTTAACAGCGTTAATGATCCACGCCTCAAGTAATCCGATAATAGGGTAGCAGCAATAACCGCTAAGCCCTGCTATCCCGTGGCGATAATCTGAGGCGGGCAAAAGCTCCCCCATTTCAAACGCCACAAAAAACGCTAGGCCAGCATTAACCGCAAACGAACCAAAGCCTATGGCTTTTTTTCCTTTCTCGGCTGAATAGAAATAATTAACAGTGCCGCCCAGCATTCCAATAATGCCGGTTTCGACCATGCTAACTATTTCGCCAACATTTTCACTCAATAAATTACCGGGCATATTCGTCTTTTCCTACTATTTTGCGTCGCCGCAAAATCCATATAAGTTGGTGAAACACAATGCCGCAAGCAATTAACACAACCCCCTCAATTCCCGAAAGCTGCTCATTCTTCAAAATTGATTCGACTGCGAAAAACGCAGCCATCATCGACACGATGAACACATTAGCAAATAAAACCTGCATAATGCGTACTTGCTCGCGCCGCCCTTTCCATATGGGACTGACCATGCACTCAATTAGTACATACATAAAAACCGCTAGGGTTAAATAGGCCATTTTACACACTCCCAAAAGTTAAACGGCCTTCCAATTTCGGGCGCTTTTATTCTTATTACCGAAATAAGAAGCGCCAGTTGTGCAAGTATAGCATCACCTCAGACGACTTGGTATAACGCCGCCGCTCATATATAGACCAAATACGCATAGCACAGGCCAAAAAACATAATCGCTTGAGGCGAAGTTAAACATAGACTCGCTAATTTTAATTTCAGGGTGTAACGCCTCGACCCACATAGCCGCAACAACATTCAGCCCCACAAGCAGCCACATGAAGCAAGCGGCGAACGACATTATTCTTTGCACCACTTTGAAAGGCTCAAGCGCGGATAATTGTTTAAGCCCCCATTCTTTTACTAGCAGGGTGTTCTCTGCTTTTTCGGCCTCGGTGTAGCTTAGGTCATTAACCCAGCCACCAGCTCGAACCAATAAGCCCTTATCTTTATCCAGTAGCGAATCAACTGCCTTTTCTGTTCCTAGCAACTTACCAATGAATGACATATTACTCTCCAATTAATTGAAAGTGTGGTTTATCCCAGGGCCACAAACCGCCCCACTCAAGTTGGTAGCCAAGAATAGAAGCCGCTTGCAAAAACGCGCAGGCTACCATTGCCAGGTGTTCGGTTTCCCAGCTTGCCCGGCCATCCACGTAAGCGTAAACATCAAGCGCTTTACCGCTCTGGTGATAGCTTTTGTTTCTAGTGCCATCGCACTTGCTCACACCCTCGTCGTACAATGCTTTTTGTTCGTCGGCTGTTCGTAGCCCCGCATGTTCAGGGTGCCCGAAATCAATAACCGTCAGTTTTATAGCCAAGTCGCTTATCTCTATTAGTCGTTTATCCACCCCGGCACGCCGCGCAATGGAGCGGGCACTTAATTCAAAATCACTCATTATATTGTGTCACCTGTACCGTTTATAAATCTCGTTGGCGTGTCGCCGTAAATAGTTACTGTTGCGCCATTCTTTATTATGCCTCGGCCCGCTGCGCCGCCGGGATCTTGATTGCCTGCGGTGCCTGGGTCGCCACTTTGGCCGGCCTGCCCCCAATCGCCACCGGCGCCACCGTCGCCAGATGTAAAGCTGCCGTTAGTTTTGCCCGTACCGCCTGCGCCGCCGTTACCGATCGTGTCACCATCCACAAAGCCCACGCCGACATTAATGCCGCAGCCGCCTCCGCCCGCCCCCCCGTGGAGGGGTTTGGCTTTTGGAGGTATCGATTCCCAGTACCCGCCGTAACCGCCGCCGCCGCCGGGAGCTCTCAAATAACCATCGGCTGTATGGGCGTCCGGCGCTGCACCGCTGAAATAAATATCAGTGGTAACGCCTTGCGCGTCATAGCACAGACCGCCATATTCTGACTCAACAACATTAACACCTAGCCCGCTGTAACCGTCAGAAGTGGAGCCGCCCCTGCCGCCTTTGCCCTGCCAATCGGTGCCGTTAATCATAATGATGGTAATGGTTGAGCCGGCCACAAACGCACCGGCAACAATGGAAGCTATATCAACACTAGTGCTACTTACGGTAGCGGCATCGAGAATAAAAGTAACATCAACCGCTATACCCGGTGCGCCTGCCTGCACAAATAAATTAGCCTCGATAATATTGCCGATAAGCGTAAACGATCCGCTAGGTGGTGCCCCTGGCGTTGTATCAATGGCAGACTCGAAGGTTAGCGCTTCAACGGCATACTCGCGCCCCTTTGAATAACTTGGCTTAATCGCTAGTATTTGCGCTCTTATGGATGCGTCTGGCAGCCCATCGTAACCCTGTTTTTCATCGGAGTTTATATTTACAATGTCGCCGGTCTTGTAGACAAGGTTGCGCTCTTGTGTTTTCCATTTATATTTTAATGGCATTTGCCCAAACCGCGACACGTACCGTTGCACCAATACGTCTGCGCTTACCTTCGTAAGTGCGTGCGAGAACTGGAACGTCTTAGCTTTTGGTTTGCCGTATTCGTCGGCTGTCTCTAGCGTTGGGTCAGTGAATATTGACACCCGGGTAAAGCTTGGTAGGTCATCACTGGCCGTAAGATTTGGCTTGTTGTATACCACCACCGCTCTGGAGGCCCGCAACTCTTCGACCGGCACCACCTTAATGCTTTTAAAATCGATCTCTACACCCTCAGTAAGCACCCGGCTTGAAGACTTCCAGACATTAATAGCCGATAGCTTCACCTCTTCATCAACGGGATCAAACCACATATCCAAAAGGAAATCGTTTAATACACTAGAAACTACTTTGGTAACATCGTCGGCTTCGGTCCAGATAGTATTAAGCGTGATTCCCGCTAGCCATTGGTCTAGCTCGATAATCCAATCAGCTATAGGTATCAAGCCAGTGGGCACGCCAGCGGCAATTAACACACGCTTTAAAAATGCGTCGATTCGCTCGTCATCGTTATAATCACAAATAAAAATCTCGTCGCCTGCGTCGTGCTCGTCCTTTGTCGTTTTAGATAAAAAATTCGTTTTCGATATGTCATTGCCACGGGTGCCCACCGTTATAGTGGCCGAGGCCGTGCCTATATTGGCCACGCTCGATACCTTCATCAGCTCTTCGCCAATACGGATAATGTTACCAGCCGCGATTATGGAGGTTGTCGATACTGCAAAGGTAGTTACACTGTTGGTAATATCGTTTTTTATACTGTAGTCATTAGCGGGTGGCCATTCATAATCATCAAAGTTTACAACTGATAATTGATCCTTGGCTTTTATAGTCCATACGCCGCGACCATCATTAGTAATTGAGCTAATAATGTACGTTCGTTTTTCGTCGCCATTGGGTATATCAACGCCGCCGCCGAACTCTACCCGGTAAAGCCTAAGCCTAAGTTCTGCATTTACTAGGTTGTTACGTGCTGCGAGCTTACCGAAAAACGTACCTTGCGCCTTTACATCGTCGGTTACGCCTGGGGCATCGGGGTTCGGGTCGCCTAAAAAATCGGTGAACTTAATCGATAGCGTGCCACGGGCTGCCAAGCCTTTTCCCGGCTTAATCTTTGTGGGTGTTTCCGATATTGATTTGATGCACCTAAAAATGCCCCCTGCCTCCGCCCCAGTGTTATGCGGCAGCAATGGCGCATCGTCGTTGGTAAATTTATACGTCGCGGTGGCGTTGGTCGCCTGGTCGCAAGTCCTGGGCGTGCCGTAACCACTGCCCCCCTCAAACGTGCAAGTGCCAGTCACGGCGGGCAAATCAATCGCTATAATTTCAAAATGATCCTGCACAAATTGCGATTTTGTAGTTTCAAAACTTGACATGTTAAAGCCCGTTATAGACGCTGAATTTTAGCGATAGTTTATCTAGCGCTCTAGTTGCCCCGTGAGCCTTTGGAGCCTCTAGTTTTGGCTCAAACGCCATAACCGTCGATTCTGGTAGGCTATCAACCTCACGAATAAAGAACGGGGAGCTTTCTGCGTAATCGTAAAACTCTTGCCAATCGCCACGGCTAAACACTGTCGAGGCATTAGCAATTTGTAGCGTACCCTTGAGCGGTGCCCGGTTCCTAATCACAGCAGTGGGGGCTGCATTTTTACCGGCTGCTGATTTATTCTTAAACGGTCGCGCTAACCAATTGCGGGCATAGCCGCCCTGCTCGCCACCGTTTGGCACATCGATAAAGTCACCCGCCGCAATGTAGGATACTGTTATTGCTTCGTTCTCATCATTATCAAGGCGAACACGTAGGTCGGTGAATACCTGATCCGGCTCAAATGTCACCATAATAATATTGGTGCGTACCGTTGTCACGGTGGTAATAGTAGTGACCCCGTCCAGTATAGTAATCTCACCAGCCGCCACGTTATGCCCTGACACGGCAACATAGCCACACGTAACAGCGCCGAAGCTAAATTCTAGCGGTTCGGTATTATCACCAGTGTATACAAGGCTGTGATCTGGAACGGTAAGCTCAGACAATGCCCCGCTACCGCCGCCGGTTATTAATGAGGGCGTAACACCGACTATTAAATTAGATTTTGTAAGCTTCATTATGTGGCCTCACCGCCCTGGCTAATTTGTATTTTGCCGCTGGCTATGTCTTCATTAAATTTACCTGCCAGGGCATCCATGAAATCATCACCGCTATCACTGGCAAAGCTTATCACGGCCCCGCCCACGCTCTCGGTGCCAGATGTTGATACGGCTAGAGTGGAAGTGTCGTCGTCGTCACCACCTAAGCCACCCGTGGGGGCCGCACCTATTGAGCCGCTGCCACCGCTAATTGAGCCGCCACCTTTTGAAGCACCTTTGATGGCTGCCAACTGAGCCAAGCCCGTGGCCGCTGCGAATGCGATAGCAGGAATGGCTGCCGGGTAGCCTAGAGCGTTTGCCTTACCGATAGCTATTGCCGTGTCAGCAACAACGATACCGGCACCGACAGCCTTGTTATCCTCAAACAGTGCGGAGTTTAGCACCGCCACTGTATTCACTGAATCCTGTTTAGCTCTTACTTTTTCGTCTTCGGCCTTACGGATTAAGCCGCTCGTTTTTTTAGCTGAGCTGGCCTCCTTTTCGCCCTGCTTAATCGGGTCTGCGTCTTTGTTCTTGCTGCCTTTTTCCTTCGCCTCGTTTATGGCCTCTATGTTTTCTAGCTCGGTTTCGTGCGCCGCCTCTTTAATCTCGGCGTGCTTTTCGCCCAGTTCGTCGGCCTGCTCCATCGATTCCTCGAACGCTTCGGCATCGGCATCGCGCTTGGCTAGTATGTCGTCAATAACGGCAGCGCTGGATTCGTCCATAAGAGCATCGAACTCTTGAAGGCGACCAAGCTCAGCTTTTAATAGGCTAGCTTCCTCGTCGTCGCCCCATGCTTCATTCCATGTTATACGGGCCTCCAGCGCTCTTTCTTCTATCTCGCGGAGCATGTTGCCAATTTCTTCAACTGATATTTTAATAATCGCGGCGATGTTGTTGGGCAACATCAAGAAAGCATCCATTAAAAAATCAATGGTTTGCTGGGTTTCCCCTTTCACGCTGCCAGTGCCCTCCTTAAATAGCTCTAGCGCTGGCCCAAGATCAAACGCTGACGTCCATAGCGTGCCAAGCGCCTCAACTCTTGCGCTAAACTCCCCACTAGCAAAGAACCCCTCTACCTCAGCCAGCGCCACCAGCATATCGTCGGACAAATCAACTATATCATCAGCAAAGAACGCCACGGCCTTACTGGCCTTTGTGGTGATACTCTCACCAATTGCGGAAAATTTGCGGTCAATTTCGGTTAGCTGTTCAATCTCAGTTTCAGAAAGGGCGGTATTAAATAGGCGGTACTCTGCTGCAATGCGCTTCATTTCAGCGCCACCATTGGCAAGCAATGGAATAAGCTTTGAGGCATCCCCGGCTATGGCTTCAAGGTGAAATGTTTGCTCCTCTGCTGACAGGTTCACATCGTCCATTGCTTTTTTAACAGCCAGTAATGCGTCGTTACCGCTCAAGCCTTTCAGCTCTTTTGCGGTTAGCCCAATCTGCGGGGCTACGTTCTCGAAGAAATCAGCCAGCGGCCCGCCACCTGTTTGAAGAAAATCACCGATTCGGTCTGTTACATCTTTGGAAATATCTGCAAACTTGTCGGCCTCGATACCTACAGAGCTATAGGCGAATGCCAGCTCCTGGAATTCTTCAACGGACGTCCTAGCCATGGCGGCGTTGTTCTTTATCTCCATTGCGTTCTGAGCTAAAGCTCTGGTCATCACAACAGCCGCCGCGCCTGCTGCGGCTATAGCTGCTGCACCCACCTTGACCGACGACGACATTTTGCCGAAGCCCTCAGATACTTTATCAGTGTCCTGTCGCATGTTTTTGGTGGCTTTGTCAGTTACTTTTTCGGCCCCCTTCATTTCTTTGACGTAGCCATCGACTTTGGCATCAAGCTCGACGATCAATTTTTCTACTGTTGCCATGACCTAGACCCATCCATATTTGGTTTTAGCTTCGCGCTCCATGTCAAGTAGCTCTTTACGAGTCATACCCCTGGAGCGTGTAGCGCCTGCGTTAGTATATAGCAGGTCAGACAATAGAAAAAGCGGCATGCCCCAAAACTCGGCGCTGCTTATCTTTAATGTCAGCACCGCCATTTTATAGAGTTCTGGGATGCCTATAGGCTCCACTGTTTGATTGTGTTCTATGAAGGTTTTAAACTGGTTTCTATTGATTCGCTCACTTTCTTTTTTTTTAAATCGTCCAGTATGCCAATAGTGGCGAATGATACCGCCTCAACAAATCGAATGGGATAGCTCATTACAAGCTCACCATCATCATGTTCACGGGCTAGAAAGCCCTCAAGCATCACAGCTTCTTGCATTTCTTCAAACTCAACGACTTTATCAGCTTCTTTAGCAGCCAAAAAGAACAACCACGCCGCATCACTCATAGAGATAGCGCCGGTCATTATCTCGGCCCGCTCAGCCACCGAGCCGACATCGGCGGAGTTCTTATAAGCGTTAATGGCTTTGATTGCCGTGTTGTTGAAATCTTTACCGGTGTTTGTTTCAAACGACGCGATAACATTCATGTTGAACGTCATTGGGTATTTTTTACCGTAAAGCTCTATGGAAGTCTCGCCTTTGTAACCATTCATCAACTAACCCCTTTTTGGTATATCAGTTTTTATATTATTTATTTTGGTGGCTATGCCTACCAGTTTGTCACTGTTTCCCAGTAGCAGCATTTCCACAACGGCATCAAGCATATCGCCTATGGTCTTCTCAAACGTACCCTCCTCGCTCAGCTCGCGTATATAGCGTGCTTGGCGTTCGTCGCGGTAGTTTATATTCGATTCAAACCAATCAGTAGTGGTTTGCACATCGGGCCTTGTGGGCTCGATAGGGATAGCTACAGCGCTATGAAATACCTCAGTATCAACATAGCTTATTGTCTCGTCGTCGTTAATCACGCGCTCTGTGACAACGTGTGACAGCGTGCCCGCGTTTGCCTCGTTCCACGCCTCAGCCGTTGCCGCACGATCAACCCATACCTGATAGCTTTCTAGCCAATCCCATTGGAGGCCATCAAGGTAAAGCGCTATACAGCCGTCAATTACATCGGGCCTGCTTGGTGTGTGCTTAGCCATGACCCGATCAACATCGGCTAGGGTTTTCGACTCTGGCCTGGGCTTAATGCTTACAACGTCCTCATAAACAGCGGGGGCCGACAGTTCGCCGTCCTCATTGTATTCTGGGGCGCTAACAAGTACGCTATTTGTTTGCTCAAAATATGCTAAATCAGTCATTACCACCTGCTCCAAAATTTATATTCAGCATACGCACCTAGGGCGTCGTATGATTTAGAATCTCTACCAAAGGCGCATGAGTGGTGCGTCAACTTTGCCCCAGCGGTTGCCCTTCCATCGTTTGAGCGGTAAGCATTGACATCCAACCCTACATTGCTTGTGCTGTGGTCATCTACACCACCCTGGGCGCATTGCGGGCTAACCTTTTTGGTGTAGTCCAGCCCTGCAAATATACTAGCATCGTTAAAGAAAGTACCGCTGCTGCAACCTGTTAATAATGCAATAGAGGCGAATAGTACCACAACAATAACAATACCCTTTAGTATGCCCTTGCCGTCATGCGTTGAAAAATACTCTTTCAGGTTTTCTTTGCGGAGCGACCAGCCGCCCCACAGCACCAAAAAAACTAAAAGTATCGCTACAGCCTGTAAATAACTAGGCATTATGATTCCTCCCTTACAAAGAATGGTAGTTTAGTTTGTTTGGTACCCACCAAGATAGTGTTGCCATTATCGTCGGTTGCTGCAGTGGTATCATCGGTAATAACGAATTGGTTATCATCCCCCCAATCAACATCAAATATCATCTCTTTATAAACAGCGTTTAGCATAAGCTGATTGCTGGCCTCAACTTGGTAGGCGAAACTCTTAACCGCAGGCGATACGGTGCTGCTTGATAATCCTATTGTGGTGTGGGTAGGCTTGAAGTTAACATCCGTTTTCAAACTAGAGGTAATAACATAATCCTCCAGGGTCTTGGTAGCCGCGTAAGGGGATACCCCGCTAACGGAAATCTTGCCTATCATTTCACTAGAAAGCATGACTCCATTCGTGATGTTGTTATGGTGGGCTGCTTTGGCGTTGCTGATCGCAGCATCAAACACCGCCGCATTGTCGCTATCTGTAAAGATATGGGCGGGGGTTTCGTAGTTAACTAATCGCACACGCCCTATTACATCAGTAGTTTCGTTTGAGTTATTTGTCCCCTCAATCTGAGCATC